ATGAAGTTCAAAAGAAGGTTTATCGGTATTTTATGTGTTCTAAGCATCATTTTATTAGCAGGCTGTGGTGCAAATAATACAGACACCCAATCGAACAAACAATATGAATATTTTGATGTTGTAGAAATGATTGAAAACGGTGACTATGATGATGCTAAAGTGCGAATTGATGAAGTTTATAAAACAACTGACTATTCTTCTGTTAAAGGTTTTAACAAAGCTATTTTAATGAAATTGTATTATGAAAAACAAAAAAAATATGATGAAGCAATAGATGAAATGTTGAAAGCTTATAATGATGGAAATTATGCAAAAAAAATAGCTGACGGAATTGAAGGTACTGATGAAGAAATTCCAGCAAGAACGATTATGCAATCAATAAATGAATTATTGGAAAATGTTAGTGAGGAAAAGAAATCTGAGGTATTAACAAAAATTGACAAAGATATCATAAGTAAATACGCCAACAAGGAGTGATAACAGATGAAAAAAATGTTACAATGGATTTATAGTGTTAGTACTATTTTGTTTGGTGTAATAGCACTATTTGGTCTTACAACAAAATCGGGAATTATGTTTATATTATCAGGATTACTTATAAATCCAAAGATTACTTGTAAGATTCCCAAATTTAAAATGAGAAAATTTTTAATAATTGTAATTGCTATAATTTTAATGCTTATGGGTTTGGTATATTCATCTGATGAAAGTACCACTGTTACGGAGCAAGGGAATCAAGCAGGAGTAAGTAACACACAAAATTCTAACTTGCCTGATAAAGTGAAGTTTGAAAAATGGATGGTTTTGTGTATTACCGAAGATGGTATTGTTGTAAATGAATCAGATTGCAAAGATTGGAGTGAATATCCTGAAGACAAAATTTTTATAATTTGGAGAGATATAGTTTTGAATAAGGTTAGCAATATAACTGATGTTAAAGAGGCAACAGACTATATTTCAAGTGCTGAAATGATTTATTCAGACATCTATGAAAATTCAACAATAATGAGCGAAATCAAAGATGCACTTATTGATGTTACTTCGTGTTATGGTGATAATAATAGAATTGCAAATGAATATAAAAATATAGATTTTGAATCAGCAAGAAAATATAATACAACCAATGATTTTTATATCACCCAAAGATTAGAGAGCGAATACTCAAGCTCAATATTAGGAGACTTACAGAAAGCATATGACGACTATACTGCGGAAGGTTCTTTATGGATTGGGTATAATGTTGAATATAGTTTTGGAACGGCTATTCCCGGTGAAAATTGTTATGTTCTTCGTTCGACAGAATTAAATCCGTTTGCCAAGTCGGATGTTTATAGTATAATGTATTATGATACAGGAACTACGACACAAATAAAAAATAATAAAGGGTTTGTATATGATGCTCCTATATATCAGATAATAAATAATCCCGATAAATTTACTGAGGATATGTGGGAATATGATTTAAATAATTCTTTGCCTGAAGGTTTATATCAAAGATTACTCTTTATCATTGAAAAAGATAAATATCCTGAGATGCTTCGTGATTCAGAAAATATTGATACATACGAGCTATCAGGACTTTATATTAGTAAAGACGGAAGCAGATATTCGTTAAGTATGTTTTCTGCTCCCGAAAGTTCAGAGGTTGGAAATTTGGAGTATAACGATATAATATATAATGTTTATACGATTGATACAAATCGTTATATAGCTACCGAAGGAAATAAAGCATTTATTATTGGCTTTACCAACGAAAATGGTTCTCCATCAATGCACATATATGAAAACGGTACTTTGAAGGATAGTATAACAATATCAGAGCATTATTATTCATAATGGGAAAACATACTCTCTTGCCAATTTGTGTGCAAGAGAGTATGTTTTTATAAAAATTTCAGATACTCGATAACCGAATCTTTAGGAATTTTCCACCGACCAGCGATTTTAACTGCGTCTATCTGACCGCTATGGAGTAAGTCAAGCAAAGTGTTTTTTCCAACTTTTAATAAGTCCTTACATTCATTGAATGTCATAATTTCAGGGATATTTTTAAACATAAAATCCGCTCCTTTAAAATTTTTTTGTTTTATATTAGTGTTTGTTGGTTTATAAAAGTTTATATCTTCCCTGCAAACAAATCCAATTATGTTTATATATTATACCTTTGGTAATAAACCAATATAAACTTAGGAGGATTTTATAAAATGAAAGAAAAAACAGTATGCTCTGTATGCGGAGCAAAATTAACAGAAGAAAATGCAAAGGAATTTGACGGACAGATTATGTGCGAAAGTTGTTTGGATGAAAAAACGGTTTTATGCGATAACTGTCAGGAACGAATCTGGCGTGAGGATGCAGAGGGCGATTCAAACTATGTACTTTGTCATCATTGTTATGAATACAGTTACACTACTTGCGAGGATTGTGGAAGATTGATACATAACGAGGATGCTTTGTATGAGGATGGCGAGGACTACCCATATTGCAGAGATTGTTTTGAAAAGCTGAATAATGATGCAATTAAAAATTACAGTTATAAGCCTGAGCCGATATTTTACGGCTCAGGCAATCTTTTTTATGGGGTTGAATTGGAAATCGACAAAGGCGGTGAAGAACACTCAAACGCTCAGAATTTGCTTGATATTGCAAATAAAAACGAAGAAAGAATTTACTGCAAACACGACGGTAGCATCAATGACGGTTTTGAAATGGTCTCACATCCAATGACACTTGATTATCATATCAACAATATGAATTGGCTTGATGTGTTTGAAAAGGCGGTTGAAATGGATTACCGTTCCCATAATACATCTACTTGCGGTCTGCATATTCATTGTTCCCGCTCCGCCTTTGGTAAAGATTATGAGCAGCAGGAACAGGCAATCGGCAGAGTTGTATTCTTTGTGGAAAGACATTGGAACGAGCTTGTAAAATTCAGCCGCAGAACACTTGATAATTTAAATCATTGGGCGGCAAAATATGCAACCATTTCAAGCACTACGGAAGAAACCTATAAAAAAGCGAAGGACAAGCGTATGGGTAGATATGTAGCGGTAAATTTGGAGAACTACAACACCATAGAATTTCGTCTATTCAGAGGTACGCTCCGCTATAAGACATTCCTTGCGACTTTGCAGTTAGTTGATGAAATCTGTTATTGTGCAATAAATATGACAGATAAGGAAATGGAAGACTTGTCTTGGTCGGATTTTGTATCAAGAATTTTACCGAAAAAGTATGAACTTATTGAATATTTGAAATCAAAAAGGCTCTATGTGAATGATGCCGTAACAGAAAGTGAGGAGATGTAAATGTGCGGTTTATATGGATTTGTAAATTACAGTAATGATAAAATCAAAAATCTTTCTGATTTAACTAATTCTTTAGCTGAGCAATCAGCAGTAAGAGGTACGGATGCCACCGGAATTGCTTTTACAAGCTCCGGTGGCATTAATGTTATAAAAGACAGTAAATCCGCTTACAGAATGAAATTCAAACATCCAGATGATATTGTAGCTTTGACAGGTCACACAAGACATTCGACACAAGGTAGCGAAAAGAAAAACTATAATAACCACCCATTCTCTGGTAAATGCAATAATACTCGGTTTGCTCTCGCTCATAACGGAGTGCTAACCAACGATAAAGAATTAAAGCAAAAATATAAACTACCTAAGACAAAAATAGAAACGGACAGTTTTGTTGCAGTCTTACTTATTGAAAGTCAGAAGCATTTGGATTTAGACTCAATCAGATATATGTCGGAGCGAACAGAGGGCAGTTTTTCCTACTCTCTAATAGACGATAAAAATAACATCTGGCTTGTTAAAGGGGATTCTCCACTCTCAATTCTTCATTTTCCAAAGCTGAAAATGTATGTATATGCCAGCACCGATGAAATTCTCTATAAAGCCCTTGTAGATTACCAGCCTTTGTTTAAAGCACTTAAAAGCGGAGATTTTGAGGAAATAGACATATCTGAGGGTGATATATTAAAAATCTGCTCAAATGGTTCTTTGGAGAAAAGTAAATTTGATTACAGTTATTACTGCGGAAGAAATTGGTGGGATTTTGGAATAAAACCACACCACAGTTCAGTAAGTACCCAAGACAGTTATATTGAGGATTTGAAATCTATTGCCTGCTATCAGGGTTTTTCATCAGAAACCGTTGACGAGCTTCTGAATAACGGTTTTACTCTTGAAGAAATTGAGGACTACATATATGAATTTTGAGAAGATAAAAGTATATTTAAAAATCCTAAGATTAAGGGGGAAAATATTTTATATGAGATATATTAAAATTTTTATAATTGCATTAATGGATATTATCGTGGATGTGTATGATAAAAGACGAAGATAGGCAGTCTTTAAAGGTGTACCTTTATGCACTCTTTAAAAACAGCAATAAAACAACAAAAAAGTGTCCTTTAAGGTTCTGTGCAAGTTTATGGAAATATCCTTAAACTGAACGACCTTTTTGGACACTTTCATTTTTGGAGGTAGCTATGGAAAACAAAATTTTTTACTATGCAAGAGTTTCAAGCAAAGAACAGAATTTGGATAGACAGATTGAAGCATTTAAAAATCTCGGAGCAGATGAACGAGAAATAATCTGCGATAAAGAGAGCGGTATGAATTTAGAGCGTACAGGGTATCAGGCATTAAAAACAACAATGCTCAGAAGCGGTGATACTCTTATAGTAAAATCTCTTGACAGATTAAGCCGTAATAAATCAGATATAAAGAATGAACTTCAATACTTCAAGGATAACAATATCAGATTAAAGGTTATAGACCTTCCAACTACAATGATGGATTTACCTGCCGGACAAGAATGGGTGTTCGAAATGGTAAATAATATCTTAATCGAAGTATTAGGCACTATTGCCGAACAGGAACGGCAGACAATCAGGCAAAGGCAAAGAGAAGGTATAGATGCCGCTAAAGCAAAAGGAAAACATCTTGGCAGACCAAAACTTATTCTGCCTGATAATTGGGATGATGTTATATCTGCTTGGAAAGATAAAAAAATTACTGCTCGTAAAGCAGTAGAAGAACTTGGGATAAGTAAATCAGCTTTCTATAATATGATTAATAACTTATAACCTCGTGTTCCAATGTTCCATAAAAAACTGCAATAATTTATAAAGAATCAATTTGTTCCAATGTTCCAATAATCATATAACAACTTGTATTAATAATGAATTAATGATATAATTGTGTAAAAATTATCCTTAAATTTATGGAACACTGGAACAGGGGTGCTGAATATGAAGAAAGCAAATGTATTATTAAAATATGATGATTATAGTATGGATGACTACAAAACAATACAAGAATGGTTAAAACTATATTTAGATGAGAAGAATCCACTATATGTACCTGAACAAAGCGAAATTTATGATGAAGATATAGACATAGAAAAATATAAAGATTGTATTAGATATAAAGATATGGATTCGGCAGAACAATCAACTTTCAGAAGAGATATATTGAAAAAGATTGTGACAAGAATAAATTTGGTATTTCAAACCAATTTAGAATTAACAGGGCATTATTTTGAAAAAGCTACTGAAGCAGAAAAACAAAGTAAAAAGCGATATTTGGCGGTTTCAAAAAAAATGTGGGAATTATTTATGACCATGTATGTTGAATTGAACAGACACTCTGATAATAAAGATCTTTTTAAACTTTTAGAAAAGAATAAATACGAATATATTCCTGAAAACTCCGCAAAAATATTATTAATACTCTTAATACAGAAAAATGGTATTTGTTATTAAATGAATTTTTAAATAATAGTCCGGATGTAGTAACTAAAACAAACACAATTGTGGAAGGACTTAAGAAAGTAATAAGAGAGGATTTAATTAACAAGTATTGCTGCCCTTTTGAAACAAGACTTAAAGAAAAGCTGGATGTGTTTTTTGAAAACTATGCAGCTTGTAAAAAAGCACAAGACACATTTAGATATGAGTGTGAAAAAGTATTCTCAAATGCATCAAAAGAAGAAACAGAGCTTTTAGCAGAAGGAAATCTATCTAACGAAAAAATAATAGAAAAGTTTATAGAGTATCATATGTCAAATTTGTTAAAAAGTGACCCTGAAATCGAAAAAGAGGAAAAAGAAGAGAAGTATAAATTATATAAAATGCAAATAGAGACAATTCTACAGCACTCTGAAAAGCTGTCTTCTAATTTTAAAGAAGCAGAAGGTAAATTAAAGAAATTAGAAGATATTATATCCAACTTATCTAATGATTTTGAACAATTAGCAACGGAGATTGTGACATATGAAGATTCAAAAATTGATTATGGCTTTATGTTGAATAATATATTAGGTGACATAAATGATATATAATTAATATTGCCCTTGTACCAGACTTACTATTGGTACAAGGGCTTTTTATGTAGTTAGGATTCTCGAATTTGACAAAGTTAGCTACATTCAAAAACCTCCTATTTTCTGCTATTATGATTATACAATCAACCTTGATTGTAAAATTATTTTAGAAAAGGAGGTTTTCCTTATGTATGAAAGAACAGAGGAAAAACTAAGTAATTGGTACAGGGAGGTGTATGAGGGAAATGACAATGTGTTTGTGATTGGATTACGAAGGGGCGAATGGCAATACATATTTAATAAATCTCATATTCCTATTGAAACATTAATTGTTGCGTTAGATAAAGGTGATGGGTTTAAAGTCACAGGGTTGTTTAATCATCCCAAGCAATCGGATGGTATTGATAAGTTTCGCCTGATAATTAAAGACAAAAGCAAACTGATTGTTGAATATGAAAATGGTGATTTGGCTTCCTTTGGAGTGAAAAATGCGGTATCTGATATTAATAAAATATTTTGTTATGCAAAAGCTAAAAATTTAGTCAGCATCATTTCTGCTTCAAAAGAAATAAACGAAGTAAATGTTGTTGAAAAGATTATTGAAGGTAATGATATTACAACACCACATATATTTGAAATCATTTCAAATATAGCTGATAAACCATCGGAAAGGATGAATATAGATGATTGGGAATTTTAAAGAAAAATATCTTGCTGATGAAAAAGCGTTGCAGGAAGCCAAACTGAAAATGTTTTCAAATGTGATTAGTGCTACAAATCAAAGTGAGGATATATCATATACACAAGAGGTAAAGAAGAAAAGGAATGTATCATTAGACAATTTTGAGTTTGAAGAAAAAAGTATAGTTTCAAAATACTTGGACATGCCATCATTTGATGATTTAATATCATGTAAATCAGATAAAGCTGACAAAAACACAAGGCAATCCCACAAAATTAAAAAAGCGAAAAAGAAGGAAAAAAAGCGTAAGAAAAACCTTAAGAAGAACAAAAAAGAGTTTAATGAGACACTAAGCATTTTTTTGGAAGATAAAGGGGTCGTCGAAGGAGCACTAATGGCGAAATTAATGAAAAATGCCGAGTGCCTTTGTGTTCAAGAAAAAGAGTTAAAGTTATACGACGATAAAACAGGCATTTTTATATCTTGCAATGAGGATGATTTTTCTGTTCGATTAAATTCAATTTTAGATGATGAATTAAAGTTGAAAATCAAATCGAAAGAATATGCGGAAACTTATAATCAAATCATGAAGTCGGAAGAGTTGATTTATGATAAGGGATATTTTGAAAATAAACCATTTGTAAATTGTCTCAATGGTGTTATTGATGTTTTGACAGGCGAATTATTGCCGCATGAACCTAAGTACCATTTTAAGCATTGTATCAATGCACGGTACATTCCCGGTTCTAAGCCCACTAAATATCTAAAATTTTTAAACAACTTTTTCGGAGGAGATAAAGAATTAATACATTTGTGGCAAGTTGCACAAGGCTATATTACATCGCATTACAATAATGCAAAAATAGCTTTTTTGCTGATAGGAAAATCGCATACAGGTAAATCTGTTCTTCATGTTGTAATAGAAAACATAATAGGCAAGGGAAATACTGCCCATGTGGATTTATCGTTTCTATATAAGCAAGAATATGCTGCATCTATAAAAGGCAAACTACTTAACATTGCACCGGATTTAAAGAATGTACCACTGAAAGATGTAGGATTTTTCAAATCATTAGTTTCGCATGACGATACAATCTCAACAAGAGCACTATATAAAAATCCCGGTGATATGCGTGGTGATATAAAGATGTTTTATACCACAAACCACCCAATAACCTTCAATAGCAGCGTGGATGAAAATGACATACAGGCAGTATTTAATCGACTTTTATACCTTCCTGTACAATGTAAACCGATTGATGAAACTATTGAGAATAAGCATATGTCGGAAGAGCTTTTTGAAGAAAGGGATGCAATTTTTACATGGGGTATTGAGGGTTTGAAAAAGTATGTTGAAAGTGGCGAGAGATTCCCTAAGTCTAAGCTTTCAGAACAAGCCAAATGTGAAAATATGGCAAAATATTGTACTGAAAAAGTATTCTTTGATAAATATATTAAAGAAGTAGAAGGACAATATGAATCGGTAACAGCAATCAAAGAAGCATATGCAAGATTTTGCAGTAAAAACAAGTCACCCAGAATGCATAGTATAACAGATTACATTGAAGATAGGCTGAACATAGAAAAAATCAAGAAAAGAATTGATAATGAAGGTTATTCAAAAAAAGACGGAATTCCAATATATGTATATCCAAATATCAGGATTAAGGAAAAATATCGCTGAAAATAACTACAAGGAGGTATGTAATGCAAAGACAAAATTTAGTGCTATATAGCACTTCGGATAAAGGTGTGATGCGAACAGTTATTAAGACTAAACACGGAAGGGTGATGTATTTAGAACTCAGCGAAAATGCTGATAAATTTATAGTAAGGGAGTGTTGTTATTTAGACAGGTTAAGGAGCGGGAAATATTATAAATCTCCGCTCAAACTTGTAACAAGAAGCTTTGCTAAAAATGATATATTAAGGGTTTTAACAACTGAGCTTGACCGAGCTTATTATGGTATAGAGTATAGTGATGAATACTCTGACTTAAATAAGCAAGAATTTATTGAGGCAAAACTACTTGATTTTAAATCCCGCTACACATTTTTGGTGCTAATGGGCAATGGTGAGCAGTATAATGGCTTGCCATTGAAACTTACAACTATAGTAGCCAACCGGATTCACAGAAAAATGCATCTTACCATTACATATTACAAGGATGGCTTAGGTGTCGTGGAATGTCAATATTGTGACAGAAGGTACAAGGCAAGAACAAGAGTTTCCCCACAAATGCTTACATCAGTTTTTGTGGAATACTCAAAACAAGCAATCATTGAAATGGTAAATCGTGAACTCGATTGTGATTTTACGAATATTGCTATTACAGATGATGATATTAATTTTGAAAATAATCAAACTGCAATATGTGGTCATATATAATTAATGATTCAGAACTATTGCAGGAAATAATATGTCAGCACCAGCATATTATGTACTAAATATCAAGGAGGTACATAGTTATGTTAGATATGAATAATATTGATACAGAAGTTGTTGGAATTTCAGAATTTAAGGATTCTAAATCCCGTACACATACAGTAAAACACAGTATAATCCTTACTGATTCCGAGAAACGAGAGCTTGAAGATAGAATCGCAGAGGATTTATACAGGATTTTTACCAACAGTAAAAAACTAAGCGTATGACCTATAAAACCGCTCCACATATAATTTGTGGAGCGGAAGGAGGTTGATTTTATGTATATAGCGTTATACGCAAGACAAAGTATTGAGAGGGAAAATTCCATAAGCATAGAAACACAGCTTGAATATTGTAAGGGAATGATTAGACCTGATGAAAAGCTATATAATGTCAAAAGTTTTTCTGATAAGGGTTATTCGGGCAAAGATACAAATAGACCTGACTTTCAAAGATTAATGAAAGATATTCGTAGAGGTAAGGTTAAAAAGGTTATAGTGTATAAGCTCGACAGAGTAAGCCGCTCACTCATTGACTTTGTTGATATGCTCGCAGAGTTCAAAAAATATAATGTTGAGTTTATAAGCTCTCAGGAATGCTTTGATACAAGCTCTCCGTATGGAGAAATGATTTGTAAGCTCTTGATGATATTTGCAGAGTTTGAAAGAACCTCTATCATCAATCGTATAAGAGATGCATACGACAAACGAAGCGATATGGGTTTATATTCAGGCGGTCGCAGAGTTTATGGATATAATCTCGAAGATACTGTAATAAATGGAATTAAGACAAAAAAGTTTGTCATCAACGAAGAAGAAGCAGAGCATATCAAGTACATATTTGAGGTTTATTCTCAACCATCCGTAACGCTCAGATTATTACAGGACAATCTTCTTGAAAATGGTATTAAGCCTTTATATGGTGTTGATTGGACTACCGGAAAGCTTGGTACGCTTCTCAGAAACCCTATATATGTCAAGGCTGATGCAGATATTTATGATTACTATGAGCGGAAGAACACTCATATTGTAGGAAATATTGAGGATTTTAATGGCAAGCATAATATTCAGCTTTATGGAAAGACAACCCACAACAAAAATCTAACAGATTGGAGTGATATGAAAATCGTGCTGCTGACAAGCAGCGGAATAGTGGATTCAGCTACTTGGCTCAAATGCCAGAGAAAGCTTGAACAGAACAAGCAAATCGGGAATGCTTTGAGTAATAATACTTCTTGGCTCTCAGGGAAACTTGTATGTGCCAAATGCGGGCATACATTAACAACAGTTAAAGGTGCAACAAGAAAGTACTTCCTGTGTACGGGAAAAACCCACAAAAAAACTTGCACAGGAGTTAAGCAGACAATATATGTCGAAGATATGGAAGATATGATTGATGAATATATTTCAAATAAACTTGAATCACTTAACTTGTCAAAAGTCCATCATTCAGACGAAAATACCGCACAGATTAATATAATTAAATTAAAGGTTAAGGAGGTCGAGCAAAAATTATCTTCCCTTAGTGATGCTATTTTAAGCGGCTCATTGAATGAGGAAATGATTGCGGTTCTGAATGAGAGAGCAAAGAAACTCACGGAGGAAAAGCGAAAGTATCTTAATGATATAGATGATTTGCTCATATCATCAAGCAATGTTAAGGAGAGCTTAAACTTCTCAAAGAAATGGAATAAAGCTGATTTTAAAGAACGAAAAGCTATCTGCAATGTGCTGATTAAATCTATTATAATAGATGAAGCGGGTAATGCAGAAATACTATGGAATATTTAGGAGGAATTTACTTATGAAAAAGTCAAAACAAATGCTTTCAAAAGCGGAGGTTGCAAAGATTTTAGGGGATGTTTTAGATAGCATTCCAAAAGAAAACAGCGACACAATAGAAGCCTTAAAAATTGCCAAATGCGAAATGTGGAATCGCAGAGGCAAATTTTCCAAAGAACATAGCGGCAAGGTATGGACAGAGTATGAAGTTAAAAATCTTCTCAAAATGTTCCGTGAAAAGCGTAGTATTAGCGAAATTTGCAACTTTTTAGGTCGGACAGAAAAAAGTATATCTTCAAGGTTGGTAAGACTTGGCAAAATCAAAGAAAGAAAAGATATGTATAAGTATCTTGAAAAGTAATTTTGTATGCTAATAACCCCGCTGCAACTTTGTAATTGCAGCGGGGTTTAATATGCCAAAATCCGTTTAAATCAGGTAGCATCGCATCACCGAAATTACTGTTTCAAACAAATGCTGCTAAAGCCTGTTAAATTCAGCGTTTTATATAATTCTGACAGGTTTTATTTTTTGCTAAAATTCTGCCTTTCAAGTATATATTATTCCTCTGAGTATGTATATAACATATTCCCGGCTTAACCGGCAAATAGAAAAATGAAAGTGAGGATTTTTTTATGAAAACAATCGAAAAAACAGTTTGCTCTGAATGTGGAGCAGTATTAACAGAAGGTCATATACACAGTTTTGACGGACATATTTTTTGTGGGGAATGTTTTGAAAGACTTACAACACTTTGTGATAACTGTCAGGAAAGAATATGGAGAGATAATGCCGAAGGCGATTCAAACTATACGCTATGTTCACATTGTTACGAATACAGTTACACTACCTGCGAGGATTGCGGTAGGCTGATACATAATGATGATGCTCTATATGAAGATGGGGGAGATTATCCATATTGCAGAGAATGCTTTGAAAAACTGAATCAAAATTCAATAAAGAATTATAGCTATAAGCCCGAACCGTTGTTCTACGGTTCGGGCAATTTATTTTACGGGGTTGAATTGGAAATAGACAAAGGTGGAGAAGATTCTTCTAATGCTAAGGTTTTAATCGATATTGCCAATGAAAATGATGAAAGAATCTACTGTAAGCATGATGGTTCTATAAATAATGGATTTGAGATAGTGTCGCATCCAATGACTCTTGATTATCATATTAACAATATGAATTGGCTTGGCATCTTTGAAAAGGCTGTAGAGATGGGGTACCGTTCACACAATACCACAACCTGCGGTCTGCATATTCATTGTTCCCGTTCAGCTTTTGGAAAAGACTATGATGAGCAGGAAAGTACTATTGGCAGATTAATATTCTTTGTTGAAAAGCATTGGAATGAGCTTGTCAAGTTTTCAAGACGAACACCCGAAAACCTTAATCACTGGGCAGCAAAATATGCGACCATATCCGATACAACAGAAGAAACCTATAAAAAGGCAAAGGACAAGCGTATGGGCAGATATGTAGCTGTTAATCTTGAAAATTACAACACCATAGAATTTCGTCTATTCAGAGGCACACTATGTCATAAAACATTTGTTGCAACCCTGCAGTTGGTTGATGAAATTTGTTACCATGCAATCAATCTTTCTGACAAGCAAATGGAAGAATTGTCCTGGTCTGATTTCGTGTCAAAGATACTTCCTAAAAAGTTTGAACTTATTGAATATTTGAAATCAAAGCGTCTATATGTCAATGAAGCTGTAACGGAAAGTGAGGAAGTGTAAATGTGTTGCCTATTTGGATTTTATAATTATAGCGGTCAGTCAATAAAAGATTTAAGTCGTTTAACAAATACACTTGCCAAGGAAGCAACTGTAAGAGGCACAGATGCAACAGGAATTGCCTATAACCATAAAGACAAGCTTATTATACATAAAGAGCCTAAATCCGCTTTTCAGGTAAGTTTTAAGCATCCTGATGATATTATTTCTGTAACAGGACACACAAGACACTCTACTCAGGGAAACAAAAACAAGAATTATAATAATCATCCATTTTCCGGTCATTGCAAAAATGTAAATTTTGCACTTGCACATAATGGGGTTTTGACAAACGATTTTAAACTAAGAAGAGAGCTGAAATTGCCAAGCACCAAAATTGAAACAGATAGTTTTATTGCAGTTCAGCTTATTGAAAAGAAAAAGATGCTTGATGGTGATAGCATAAAATTTATGGCTGAAAAAATAAATGGCAGCTATGCCTTTTCAATTCTTGACAGCAACAACACCTTATGGCTTGTTCGTGGTGATAGTCCTTTATCTCTTATTCACATTCCAAAATATAAATTATATGTATATGCTTCAACGGATGAAATTCTTTATAAAGCATTGGTTGGTACAAAGTTGTTTTCAGAAATTAAGAAGGGAGCTTTTGACGAAATAAAAATAAGCTCAGGTGATATTCTTAATATATTGCAGAATGGAACTATAGTTTCTGATAGATTTGATTATACAGATTACAGCTACTTCGGTAATTGTAATTGGTGGGATTGCAGCTTAACAGAAAACAGTTATATTGATGATTTAAAGTCCTTTGCTTCATATCAGGGTTATTCACCTGATGATGTAGACGAATTGATAAGAAGCGGTTTTACATTTGATGAAATCGAAGATTACCTGTATTCTATAGAGTAATTGGAATTTCATAAGGAATAACGCAATGAAGTGTGCATTTTACAATACATAGAAAAATGTATATAATTGTCTAAAAATGCAGGGAGGTGATGGCGATTGGTGTAGAAGAAATTAATGCTTTGAATGAAGTATATAAAGAAATGGTTGACCTTATAGGCTATGACAATACTATGATACTTTACACATACTACAAAGGTCAGCAAGTCACGTTCCCCATAAAGCTTTTTAAATCTGAATGTGTAAGTGAAATGATTAAAAAGCAATATGATGGAACAAATGCAAAAAAATTAGCAAGAACTTATGGGTACTCAGAACGTTGGATAAAAGAGTTAATAAGAAAAGGGGGAGTTAAATAATATTATTGTTGCAGCTATTAATGCTGTATTTGAATTTATAGTATATAAAGCATTGTGTAATAAATGCTATATATATCTATTTGTAAAGTCAAAAAAGACAACTAAGGAGATTTATATTATGGATGATTTACTTATTGGTTTAGGATTAATATTATTTGTTGTGGGAATTATTATGCTCGTCGTTTCTTTTATAAAAAAGACGAAAAAGAAAAAAGCTCTTTTGTTTATTTTAATTGGGTTTATTGTATGTATTATTGGCGGCACTTTTGTTGATACAGATGTTTCAACAAACAATTCTTCAAATGTGACATCTTCAGCAGAAAATATATCAGAGAAATCACCTGATGATAAGACATACAAAGTTGTAAGCGAGCAAGATGCAATAAATGCAGTTAAGGAGTATGCTAATGAACAGGGATACTCAGAGATTTACGATAAATTTAATGTTTCTAAGGAAGATAATACATATTTCATAATGGCAGGATTTTCTTATCTTGGCGACTCTTGGGAAGGCAGTGCCGATATGTACGAGATTGATATGACAGATGGGACTGTTGCATTACGATTAAACCCTGATGATGTCGAAAATACTTTGACATATGAAAATAGTGATTTTGCCAAATTAAATATTGATAGCAATACCTGGTATCTTGAAGACCTTGAGAATGCAGGAAGTTTTATGCCAATTAATTTCAAAATTACTCCTGATGGTATTGTAACGAACATAGAATTTATGTATGGAGTAATGAAATTAGATGTATTGTGTACACTTGACAGTACAAGTCATGCAAGTGGATATGATGACGGAAGTGGTATAGGAGGGTTAGCCAAATATACAGGTGAATTTGAAGAAGGAACGGAACTTTATATAAAATTGCTTGTAAAGGATTCTGAGCTGTATTTAGCAATGCATCATGAAAATGAAAAACCTGAATACCAAAAATTGTTGAACGATAAGGCAATGGATATTCATAATGCTATGATGGAAAGTATTTATTAATAATTTCACTTTGTTTCAACATAAAAAAATTTTAGAAAGGATAACAAATATGATTTGTCCTAAGTGTAATTCGGAGAATGTGCAATTTTCTACTAAAACCAGTGGTGGTGGCTATAGTGCCGGAAATGGTTGTTGCGGATATATGTTTTTAGGTCCGTTAGGGTTACTCTGCGGAGCTTGTGGTTCAGGAGCAGAAACAGAGGAATTTTGGATTTGCAATAAATGTGGACATAAATTTTCTGATAATGAAGCTAAAAAAAATATGCAATCCAAAGAACAAATTGCTGCAACCTATGAAAAATATAAGAAAGAACTTACACAACCGCTTTCCTACTACAAAACCCAACTTGATTCTGCCGATATGAAAGCCAAAGCGGCACAAAGGAAATATGAGCAAGATTTTAATTCATTAGTAAATAAGTATGAGTCCAAAAACAAAAAAGTCAAAAAATATAAAAAGAAAAGCCAAAAAGAATTATCGAGACTGGGTTGTTGGACGTTAATTCTTTTGTTTTTGATTGGAGCGATTGCTTGTGTTGTAGGCTTAATACCTGTAGGAGCAGCAATATTGATAGGATTAGCTGTTTTCGGAATAGTTCGTGCTATTAGAAAATCATACGCTAACTATAGCCTTGAATGGCTTTTATGTGAGTTAGAACCTTCGTTTAAGGAAACCATACAACAAAAAGAAAAAGCAGAAAAAAACGTTGAGTATTGGCAAAATTATGTTAAAAAAGCTGAATTTGTTAAAAATTATGATGAAACATCTAATTCTTAAAATATATACAAAAGCATTTATCGTCGTTCATAGAGCCGGATGCCATCAGAGAGTGGACAGAAGTTTTTTCTATAAAAATTACCAATTCCCTATGTGTGCAAGATGTACAGGAGTTATGATAGGATATTTAATAGCAATTCCTGTATATTTTATATACACTTTTGATGCAGGTATCTATATCTCTTTATGTGCGGTTATATTTCTTGATTGGTATATTCAATATCTAAAAATCAAAGAGTCAACAAATGTTAGACGATTAATCTCTGGTATTTTTGGTGGCTTTGGTCTAATGTCATTGGAATTGAAGGTATTGGAATTTATAATTGCGTTTTTAAAGGTACACCTTTAGGAACAGCAAAAATTTAATAAAAATAAGACGAAAAAGTGTCTGTAAAGGTTCAAATTATCCCAAAATGCATTTGTAGTTTGGGAACAACCTTTATGGACACTTTTGTTTTTGGAGGTAGATATGAATAATAAGATATTTTATTATGCTCGTGTATCAAGCCGAGAGCAAAATCTTGATAGGCAAATTGAAGCATTTAAAGAGCTTGGTGCAGATGAACGCGAAATAATTTGTGATAAAGAAAGTGGAAAGGATTTTAACAGGAGCGGTTATCAGGCTCTAAAAAACACAATGCTCCGCAGCGGTGATACATTGATTGTGAAATCACTTGACCGACTTTCAAGGAATAAGAGTGACATAAAAACCGAGCTTCAATACTTTAAGGATAACAATATTCGTTTAAAGGTCATTGACCTTCCTACATCAATGATGGACTTGCCTGTAGGTCAGGAATGGGTATTCGATATGGTTAATAATATTTTGATTGAGGTTTTGGGAACAATCGCAGAGCAGGAACGTCAGACTATTCGTAAACGACAGAGGGAGGGCATAGATGCAGCAAAAGCAAAAGGCAAACATCTTGGTAGACCGCAGGCGGTCAAGCCTGCGGAATTTGATGATATTTTTTCAGAATGGAGGAAGGGCAACATAACAGCACGCCAAGCATACACAATGCTTGGCGTGAGTAAGAGCGTTTTTTACAGATGGGTTAAGATTATTACATAGTGACAGCAGTGACATCATTTTGAAAACTTGTATATAGTAAAATATATAAGTTATTAAAGCGGTGTCAAAGCTGTCACTATACAATGATACCCTTTTTATGGTATAGGCACATACCTTCGATACATAAAAAGTGAAAACTGGTATTTACCAGATTTTTGTTGTTTATAGTTGTTATGCAAAGTCGCAATAATTAATAAATCCATATAATTTTGTTTACCACATTTTTACTTTTAAAGTTTATGATATTTCCCCTTTTTTGATATATATATTTAAATATTCTTCGGATTTTTTGTGCATTATTTCTAGATATTTTTTCTTGAGATTTCTTTTTATAATCTCTGCCTTTTCTATTTGACTAACTTTGAAATTCTTTTCTGTTTCTGCTCGAACTCTATATTCAGTTTTAGCTGTTTCCGAATATGCCGCCACTAATATATCGTGATATATTTCAGATGCAATCTCTGCTGTGAAAAAATTAAGGTTTGAATCAATATTGAAGGTCTTAATAATACTAATTAATTGGTTTGTTTGTTCTTCAGTTGCCGATTCTAAAAACTTGATAATCACATCCATTTTATCGGGATGATATTCTGAATAAATTTTTGCTGCCACAACAGTTGGTGTTGTAACATATGTGTTAATCATATTTCTTTTTACAATTCTTAGACCTTCTGGTGTTTTCACGATTTCAGGATGTTTTTGTAAATAATCCTCTTCTAAATCTTCTTCTGTATACGGAAATGGAAGTAAAAACACATTTGGGTCATCCGTTTTACCGGTTAGATAATCTACACTACAAGAAAGAGTCAATGCCAATTTTGCGAGAAAATCTTCGTTAAACTTGTCTTTATTCAACATATTCCCCAAAGCTTGTTTTGAGATTCCCAAAGCTGCAGCAATTGCCACTTTAGAATAATTCTTTTCCTGAGATATTTTTTCGAACCTCTTTCTGAACAAATCATTATTAACATCAATTTTATTCATTGTTTATCACCCTTTATTAATCTTTCGTTTAACAACAGTACATTTTGAGTAAACGACATTGAGTACCTTTGACAACATAAAAAAACCTATGCTAAAATTCCTCCTGAAAAATTCAAGAGAAATTTTAACAGATTATATTATACGTATTATATCATAATTTGTTACAAAATTCAATTGCAAATCAAATAAGGAGGTATAGCTTATGAGAAAGGATAAGCAACTAAAACCTATGTGTGAATTTCACACAGAAGAATCATCCAAAAATCTTACACCAATGTGTAGGTTTTTAGATGATGAAGAAGCAGTATTGAAAAACGATGAAAGTAGTATAATTTCACCAAAAGTAGAAAAAAGTCAGAAGCTGCAACCCATGATACAATATTTGCCGGACGGTATTGTTGTATCAGAAGCAAGCAAAGGAAATGATAAGGTTGTAAATCAAAATACACCTAATCAAATTAGTAATGTTGAAGCGAAAAATATGAATCAAATATTATCATATATTCCTTATAATTGCCTTAACATTGATACGTTGCCTTTTACTCAGAAACATCCGGAAAATGCTATTGGATGGGCTGAAATCTTTTTAATAGCATCTTCTATAGAACTTGTTTACAGTGTTGATGAAAAGGTTTTCAGAAAATGGGATGGGCATTACTGGAAGATTGTTCCAGATGAAGAAGTACAAAAAGAAATAATAATTGTTCAAAAACAGTATTATTTTCATTCTTGCAACACAACCTTTGAGGATGATGCTGTAAAAAGCGGTAATTTAAAATCGATTAAAGACGTTATGGAAGTTTTAAAATCACTTGTAGGAATGCGAGAAAGTGAATTTAATAAGATAAAGCATTGTATTTGTGTAAAAAATGGAGTTTTTTCATTTGATACCAACACATTATATCCACATTCAGCATATAAGCAATGCTATATAACCTATATGATAGACGTTGATTATATACAAGGATATACGGATAATACATTCAGCAGTTTCATCAATAGCATAATGCTTGATTATGAAAATGCAATCTGTTTGCAACGTATCTATGGCTACCCTTTACTTGGTGAACCGAATGAGCAGCTTTGCTTTATTCTTAAAGGAAACGGTGCAAATGGTAAAAGCACGCTAAATAATGCTGTTCAGAATGTAGTAAAGGACTTGGCTACTGTTATACGGATAGAATATTTCACATCAGTAACCACATCTAATCCTGATGCCCCTTCACCTGCAACATATCAGCTTAAAGATAAGTTATATGCTTTTACGTCGGAAGGTAAAGCAGGAATATCTTTAAATGATGCACAGGTAAAGAAACACATTGGTGGCGGAAAATTAATTGCACGAAAACCATATTGTAATTTGGTTGAGTTTGACAGTAAGTTTGTATTGTTTTTTGATACTAACCATGTTCCTCATTTTTCAGAGGGTGGTTATTCAATGGAAAGACGTGTTGTAATTATTCCATTTCCTGCAACTTTCAAGGGAGATTCCTTGAACAAGGATATGAATAAATTGCTTGATTCAGAAAGCTGCAAAAGAGCAATGCTCTCCTGGCTGATTGAAGGTGCTATAGCTTATAGGCTATATGGACTTCAGCTTACACCGAGAATAATTGAAGCAACTAAGCAGTATTTTCTTACGGAAGATACTATCGGCACATTTTTTAGAGAGTGTACTATTGAAGATAATGAGGGACAAGTCACTATGATGGAGCTTTACAATGCTTATAAGCTGTATTGCGACCAGAACTTGGTTGAAGCCAAAAATAAAGATGTATTCTCAAAATCTGAATTGCTAAAGAAGTATCCAAGTAAGCGTAGCGGAAAACTTGGACGGTATAAAACCGGATTAAGGTTAAAAGACGAATACATGAATGTTTAAGTGGAGGAAAATGTAATGAGAAAGAGTATTTTAAATTTTGACAAGGTTTCAGAAAATACATATCACACCATCTTTAGAAATAATCACGGTCGAAAGATATATTTAATGATTAATCGTAATGTAGAAACAATTACAATCAGCGATTGTTTCTATATTGACAGACCAATGAGGAATGGCGGCAGAGCCATTCCTCATAAATGGGCAACCGTAAAATGCAATTACAGTAGTTTGATTGATGTATTAACTGGCGAACTTGACAAGCATTTTTATGGAATGAGGTTTTCTGAGAATAACCTATATGCAACCACAGAAGAATATATTGCTCAATATTTACAAAGCAGTAAGAAATATAAATTTCTGATATTGGTTGAATGTGACGGAATTCTAAAAACAAGGCTCAAAAACAGGGTACACAGAACTATATGTTTTGAGATTAAACAAAACGGTTACAGGGGATTAATACAATCCTGTTACTATTGCGATAGACGTTATAAACGAGATAATCAGTTTATAACACCGTTTGAGCTGAAAACAATATACTTTGATTATAGTACAGAAAAAGTGCTTGAAATCGTAAATAACGAGCTTAATTGTGATTTTACTGATGTAATTATCACAAGGGATACGTTTGGTTTTGAAAAAAGTGATATTCCTATATGCGGTTCGATATAAGTACAGGCTTATACTGCATAAACTTAAAGAAGGAGGTTGATGTATTATGTCAGAATACACAGACACAAAAAATAATACATATAAGATAACAAATACTGTGCTTTTAACCCAGGAGGAAAAAGAGCAGGCAGAAAATGAAATTGTCGAAGAATTATACAAGATTTTCTCACAAAAATAAGTAAGTAAAAATTAATAGTAAAGGAGGTGAAATCGTATGTCTATTGCCCTTTATGCAAGAAAATCCATAGAACGAGAAAACAGCATTTCCTGTGAAACACAGATTGAATATTGTAAATCTATGATAAAACCAGATGAAAAGACAGAAAAAATCATTACATTTGTTGACAATGGTTTTTCGGGTGGTAATGTTGACCGTGATGGATTTCAAAAAATGATGCGTCAGGTTGAACAAGGAAAAATAAGCAAAATAATTGTTTATCGACTTGACAGAATCAGCAGAAGTATGTTAGATTTTTTGAATATTTGGAATACCTTAAAAAAATATAACGTAGAATTTGTCAGTTCACAGGAAGCCATAGATACATCAGGTCCTTATGGTGAAATGCTTACAAAAATAATTATGGTATTTGCCGAATTTGAAAGGCACAGTATTATCGAAAGAGTAACACAGGCTTATGCACACAGAAGTGAAATGGGGTTCTATATGGGCGGTAGAAAACCATACGGTTTCACCTTGACAGATACAATCATTCACAATATTAAAACAAAAATGTTTTCTCCCGTAGCGGATGAAATTGAACAGTTAAAATATATCTTTGAGGCATATTCCGTTCCGGGGATAACACTTCGCAGACTTATGGATAATCTTATCGACAATAACATTTTCCCTACTGACGGAAGTTGGTCTACAGGAAAACTATCTACAATTCTGAAAAATCCTATTTATGTTAAAGCGGATAATGCTATTTATGAATATCTGTTAAAGCATAATACAAATATTATAAGTGACATTTCAGAATTTGATGGTGTTCACGGATTGCAGATTTATGGTAAAACCAAGCATTCTACAGATGATTGGTCTGATATGAAGGCTGTAGTTATGTCCCACGAAGGTATTATAAATTCTGATGTCTGGCTTAACTGTCAGAAAAAACTTGAAAAGAATAAGCAGATAGGGAATGCCATAAGTAATACAACAAGCTGGCTTGGCGGCAAAATTATATGCAGAAGCTGCGGACGGACAATGACGGTTACAAAGGGAGGAAAACGAAAAGACGGTACTCAAACAAGATATTTTAGCTGCACAGGTAAATCTCATAATCGCATCTGTAAAGGGATAAAGAAACCTTTGTATGCTGATTGCTTAGAGGATATGGTATATGAACTTGTTTCTGAAAAAATTGATACTTTGAAAGGGTGTCGCAAAAAAATATCAACAGATAATTCAAATCAGATAAATCTTCATAAAAATCGTATCAGCGAAATAAAACAAGAACAGGATAAACTTGTAAATCTGATAATGAATGATTCTCTGGAATCTGATATGATTAATCTTTTAAATGAAAGGGCTAAAAAGCTTTCGGAAGAAAAAAGTCTTATTCTGTCTAAGATTGATACGCTTGAAAATGAAGAGAACGAGGTAGTAAGTGTTATCAATTTATCTAAGAAGTGGCGAACTGCAAGCTATGAAGAAAGAAAGGCGGTATGTAATATTTTGATACATAAAATACTTGTAAATGAAACGGGCGACTGCGAGGTTATATGGAATATATAAAAAATTCGCTAATCTATTGATTTAAATCATATTGTTTGATATAATATAGAAAATGAAAGGGGCGAAGCTTATGTCAGATAATACTTATACAGTTGATTATATCAAAACAGTATTACACCCGATTTTTAGCGGTTATAGTGTTAAAAAAGCGGTTCTTTTTGGTTCGTATGTAAAAGGAATGGCAACTTCCAAAAGTGATGTAGATTTGTTCCTTGACAGTGGATTAAAAGGTTTGAGCTTTGTTGGTCTTATTGAGGACATTCGCACAGCACTTGATAAAGAAGTAGATGTTTTTGACATTTCACACATTGTACCACAATCCCGAATATCGTCAGAAATTATAAAAGATGGGGTAACAATCTATGAATAA